CTCATCTTTTTATTCCTCGTACTTTCTTTTTCTTGTTAGGGATGACTTCTCCCTTATCAATGATTGGTTCCAATGTTACCATAACCCCATAGCTTTCCAAAAGGGTTTTTATCTTGTCAAGGTACATAATGCACCTTAATCTCTCTCTATCATTATAATGAAGCCACTGGCTTTCATAAAATCTGATAGCGAGAAACGATGGATTAAGATTGTACTCTATAATGTCCACCGTAAAATCATGTGGTACTGGAACCTTATGCATTTCTTCACGCATCTTTGGTGTATATAGTGTCATGATATCTCCATTGTTGCTGTCAAAAGAACATTAAACCACTCGTTATTCTTTTTGTGACTATTCATTTCTTTTGATATTTTACCTTTTTCAAGGTACACACCACCCCATACACCCCATTCCTGCCTACTTACTCCTACAGCTAGGCAATTTCTTTGCACTGGACAACTCATACACAATCTATCTACTGCATCTCTAATACTTGGTTGTTCTTCATATTTATCAAAAAACAGATTTGAATCCATATTTAAACATGCAGAATCTTTTGTCCAATTCTTCTTCACCCTTTGATCAGGGTATTTGGAATATCCCATCCAGTACCATTCACATATGGGTACGAGATCCTCTTATACCACTTTCCCGTCCCTCTGTCATATGATCCACGAACATCGTATTCTGCACCGTCATCTTGTACCTTGTGTACAATATCCCAACCATGCCAATCTAATTGTGCATTGTTGATAACAACGGATTCTGCCTGCTCAAGAGTCGTTATTCTCATTGAATAGCCTTCCATATTGTATAAACATTAACATTACAATTAACAATTGTAAACCAGCTAGAAATATCAAGCCTGTCTGACCTGTATTTATGCCGTATGCTAATGTTACACCAAGAAGTATGGTGAAAGCAATAACATTGAAAAGAATTTTTGCGACATTTAGTGTAGTAAATAAGGAAATATAAATACTAAAATAATAAAACGCAGAAACTGCAAAATAAAGTAGTGACCAGTTTTCTAGTGACATATTTCCTCCACGGTATAGATAACCTTTTTAATACCAGACTCTTTAATAATCTTTGCACATATACCACAAGGCTTACTATTTCTATCAACACCCTGGTTATTTACTCTTGCAACATAAAGAATTGCACCCCTGGTATGATTGCCTGCCTGCCTTATTGCAACCTGCTCAGCATGGCGGGAGCAGTGAGTCTTAATTTGATTTGGAAGAACATTTGATGGATGATTTTTAAATTTATTAAAACCAGTTCCAACAACTCTACCACTTTTTACAACGACTGCTCCATGCTTCTTTCTTTCTTCTGATAAATCTGCAACAAGTCTAGCTACATTAAGAAAATTAAGGTCTTTCTTACTTAGCATCAAAATCGAAATACTCCTGTCTCTACACCGTTCAACTCTGCAATGACCGTAAGTTTAGACTTTGAATCATTTTTTGTTGCAAGAAAAGCAAAGTACTCGATCTCTGATAGTCTTTCCTCAATATATTTGCTAGGAAGTTTCTTAAATGAAATCTTGACACCCTTTTGACGTAAATAGTTTTCTGTAATATTACAAAATGCTGCGGTAAAGTTATTGACATTATGTGGTCCAGCAGACCATATCTCAATAACTCTGTCATTGTTAATATTAGACAATGCTACTCCCATTGCCCTAGTGAATACGTCATAATCCTTAAAGGATTTTGTCCCTTCAACAGCGATAATCATTTTATTTCCTTAGCTATTATTTATTCCGTCTAGTATATCCAATAGATTCTGTACCTCTTTTTTAGAGAGCTTATGTGCATCTATTGGTCTAGCGTTTTCATTATCAACATATCCATCAACTACATCACTTTCATAAAAGATATTATCTGATACCCAATATGCTTTATTACCTGTAATTGCGATTCTAATTATATTCTTTTTTCTTACTTTGTCAAGCTGGCTTAGCAGGCTTTCCTTCTGCTGATCTTGATTCATTTGCATCCTGTAATTGGACCTGAAGGTTTTTAATGATTGACTCAGCGCGTAATTTATATGATAAATATTCATGCTCAAGCTTGTATGACTTAGCACGATAATACTCAACCATAGCCTGTAAGCTAGAGATTTCTTCATCCATTACATCTCCTTTACCAACATATGTTTTCCTTTTTTAATATTACAAATTGCATGTGATGGTCGCACGTTATCTAACGTATCACTTCCACCCATAATTATAGGTATTACATGATCTATATGCAATCCATTTTGCCAATTATAGCCAATGCCACATCTTCTTGAGGCTGAGAGATCAATTTTTTTATTACAAATATGACATATACTTCCATATAAATTTATTACATCTAAATCAATATATTTTTCTACTATTGCATTATTTTTTAGCGCTTCTCTTCTTCTCCATCTAGTTCTTTTTTTATCTAAATTATCATTTTTTTTATTCTTTTTCCTGAAATAATCTGGATTTTTTTCAAATCTTTTTCTGTCATATTCATTTTGTGCATTTCTACAATTTTGACAAACCTCTTCTTTTAATTTTAAATGCCTATTATATCCAGATCTTGTTCCACAGTTAGCAGGATTTTTCATAATATACTACACTTCAAATGGCGTATCTTTCCAAATTTTTTTTGTTTCTCTTCTTCTCATAATAGCATTTCTTTTTGATTCTGCCCATGACTTTCCAGAATCTCCGCCCCATAATAACCATGCAATAAGTCCATTAGATGGGTATCCTTCCTCTCCAGCATTCCAACCCTTACCTTTTTTATCAACTTCATGACGAGAAAAAAATGAATGCATTCTTAAAATAGTGTCGTCACTAAGATTTTTTTTATTTGCAATGTCTCTTGCTCTTGCTATTCCAACTCCAGTTCCACCTCTATTATATTTATCTCTAAGCTCAAGCCCTCTTCTGGCATTTGATGCCATAGAGTCATTTGGAATATTTGATGAATTATCTTTAATTAATAACTTAGGATTAAAAATATTACCAAACATATTTGATTTTCTAAGAGTTTTCATTTTATGACCAACAATAGTGTTTGTAGGCTTGCCATCTCTATATATTCTAATAGCTACTGCTGGATCATCTGGTGTTCCAGTAATAACAAAATCTGAGTTTGGTACATTGTATTTACCATTACGAATAACTCTTACTACCTTGCCTCGTGCAGTTCCACCGCTAGAGCTCCAGGAAACCATATCGCCAACTGAAACATTGCTAGCTTTTTGTGTCATATCTTCATCCATTTTATTATCTTCCTCTTCTAATATATTTACAAGACCGTCTGGAATTGCTGCAAGCCTGCACTTTCCCTCTTCTTCTACAAGAAAAGAAAGTAATTTGCAACCTATTCCATTTTCTACTTCATAATGAAATGCACAGTTTCCACACATCACTCCTATATCTGAATCTTCATTCTGCTCTGGTGGTTCGTATCCAACCCAAATACTTGATGTACCCTGATCTAATGGTCCAAATGTATCTTTAATTTTTACTAGAGCATCGTGATACGCCTTTTCTTCAGGCGCTAGCATATTGTATAAATCCTCTGGTGACATTTCTTTTTTAATTTTTTTCTTTCTTTTTATTGGCTTAGGATTCTTATTTGGAGTTACAGTATTATCAATAACGTTTGATTTATTTGCAGACTCTGCTGCATATAAGGCTCTTTGCTGATTAATTGCAGCAGACCTACTTGGATGACAACCATGAACTCCTGATGGTCCTATAACTGCATATCCTTTGCAGCCACCATAATTTCTTCTAACGTCATATGGCATAATAAAATTATATCATCACAATATATTGGCATTGACTAGATACTGTTTAATATCCTCTGGAATTTCACGAGCTTCTTCCTTCTCCTGAGCAATAGTTCTTGCTTTAACCATATCCCATGTATGTATTTCTATTTCACCATTTGATTCTCGTCTACCCCTGCTAATTGCATTATAAACTGAGCCACACATAGCATCAGCTAAGTCCTTAGATTTCTTTCTAGGATGATCAACTCTATTATTTGGCATAATTCTTAACTCTAAAAGCTCATCTAATAGTAAATCAATATGTGGTCCAACTACTCTTTCCTCATAAAAAAGCATTGCAAGATCCTCATAATGTTTTTTTGCTACAGATAGTGTGTCAGAATTAATTCCAACACTTCTTAAATCACGCTGAATATCAAATGATTGCCAGCGGTCAAAAGTTACGATACCTAAACTAAATCCCATTCTTCTTAAATTAATTATCCAATTTTTTACTTCTGATAAATCTACTGGACCTTCAACTTTTGGTTCCCACCAAGCTACTGCATCTACAACTACAATTGGAACTATCTGTTCATAGTTATTGAATGCTTGAATATTTACCCATTTGTCAACATGGCTAATTGCTACGGCACATTTATCATGCCTCTGAGCAAGGTCTGCATGAACATAATATGTAGTATCTGGATTTGGTTTAAATGATGGATCAAATCTTCTAAAAGTATCTAGGGGATTACGAATAGATAAACACTTTTCTATTTTATCTCTTGACTTAAAGAATGCATCACTAGATGTAGTTGGCATACATGCAAAACGCATAAGTGCATCTGCTGGCTCTTTAAAGAATGAAATCTTAAAGTCCTCAATAGTTCTTGTTGGATTCATATCCCAGGTTGGTCTTTTTAATGCAAAGACTCTAGGATATTTATATGAAATAATATGATCTTCTTCCCACTCAATTTCAAATGAGTTATTTGCATCATCTTCTGGAAGATCTGGATTTAAAACAAACTTATGAGTTTTATACAATGTTTCTTTATCAGCTATTGCATTATCATATGCTTGCTGAATGAAGTCATTTTTGTACCTTGGAAACGAAAGCAATACAACTTTACCGAAGTCAGGGAAACGAGAGTCTACAGAACCACGGAATGCACGATAAGTATTCTCAGCAGTCTTAGCTTGCTCATTATTTGCAGACCCCTGACTTGCAAAGCCAGAAATCTCATCAAGTATTGCAAGAAATAGATTAAGTCCCTCATGACTTTCTCTTTCTGAGTGACCAGAATACATTGTAATAGATTTACTAAATGCAACACTATTTACCTTTGGATCGTACTTACCAGCAAACCATGGGGAGTTTCTAATCTTTCTCACAAAGTTATCAAAGAAAACATTCTTTGCTTGCTCAGCATTGATAGCAATATTAATAAGATCAATAGCATCATCTGGTGGTTTTCCGTAGTATCTGGCAGGATCTTTAAGACACATTAACTTATAAATAATATATGCACAACCAATGGTTGATGTATGATCCTTACCAGAACCCTTGCCACACTGAACAATAATTTCTACCTTTGTATATCTTTTATAATGTTCTTTACCCTTTTCTTGCCCCATTATTCTGACAAGATCTTCTTCACGATAGATCTGACTCATGCATTCAACAAGAGTATATTGATTTTCAGAAAGTGGTGGTTGACCTAAATACTCTGGAGCAGTTACAAAAGTAACAACATCTACAGGCATTTCCTCAAATGGATTATCATCTAATGCTTGGATAATATCCGAAAGATCAAGAGTCAATTAAAATTACCTCATCTGTTCGTGATATTTCTGAAAGCCTTGAAAGAATTTCTGTACGCACTGTTGGATATTTCTGTGCTATGTCTTTAAGAATATTAATAAGAAGCTCATGCTTTCTTTCCATTACCGCCATTTCTTCTGCAATTTCTTTATTGTCCAGAAGTCCTGCACGATGAAGCATATCAAGTCTTTTAGCTTCTATATCAGTAATAAGTTTGATTGCTGTTGTTTTAGCACCAAGGTTGTTGGTTGCATCAGCAGATTCAATAACTTCATAAGCTTTTTTAATTAAAGTTGAATAGTGTTTATCAGCACCAGCTAGCGCTTCTCTTGCTCGTGAATGAATTGCTTGATTGCTAGCAGCCATTTCTCGCCAGTCATTAAGCAATGACAGCACACGAGTTCTAGGTATATCTAAATCTTTTGATATCTCAGATGCATCAAGTCCTTTTAGGTACTCTGTTGCAACAGCATTAACCTGTTCCAGATGCTTTACGAGTTCTTCTTCCTTTGACACGCTTATTCCTCTTCACTACTGGTTTGACACGCTCTGGATAGAATGATCGAAGTCCACAAGCTACACCTCGCTCTAGTTCTACGCAGTCTACCCACTGAGCTCCATTTTTAGGGTTTGTAACAAGAGATATAAATTTAAACTCAGTTCCATATACTCCTTTAATCTTTACTACGTCACCCTTATTTATTGTCTTATCTAATAGTACCATTGACTCTTCTCTAATAAATGGGTCAATAGATTGAATTGTTTTTCTGCGTGCCATTTCTTTGCCCTCTCTATATGAGATGTAAACGAAAGTTAGCTCTATCAGTTTACCAAAGACCATCCCGATTGTCAATACTTTCTAGTCTTTTAATTTCATCATTAATATAAAAAATAGCTTTTTTTAGATCTTCAATATGCTTATCTTCACTCTTTAATCCAGCTCTCCAAAGGTACTTAATAGCATTTCCTATGTTATAGTTTCTATGACGTACAACTTCTATGCACTCTACACCGCTAGGATCGCTGGTATAGTGGCTTGGATGATTCACCATATCATTCATTATTTACCCTTCAGTCCAAATTTTCTTAAGTATACATATA